GGCGACCCGGTTTCCCGCGCTAAAGTAGTATCTTTAAGGGTCATATCATTCTTCAGTAAAGAAGTTGGATCTCTGTCATTCAGAGAGTCTAGTGAAAACCTTTTCATTAGGTCAACGAACTACTGATCTGTGATATTTCAACATACTGAATTTACTACAGCGTTTGAAACCCTGCACAAGGCAAAGTTAAACCTTTCTGTAGAAATACGATTTGGAAATGCTTAAGCGCACCTTTTGGACTTACATATTCCGGAGGAACTTAAGTACGACACTGCAATGGTGGTGTGACCACCTCCATTGGTTGAGGTACGTGGGTACTCGTAATGCGAGGTCCCTCTCATGGTGAGATTAGCAGTCTACGTGAGATAAAAACGTATTCCAACAAATGGATGCATATATGTTTTTATAACTTTATTAAAAGCTACAAAAAATATACTTATCGCATTTGTGGAATATATACCAGTCTTGGTATTAATAATTTTATTTTCCTTTTACTTCTGGGTTTGGATTACACTTTTTACAGTGCCTATCCATCCAAAAAAGAAAAGAAATCTAAGATTACCCTCCAAACCAGCAGCTTTAAAACCTGCTAGTGTAGAGGAACTACCAAGAATGCTATATGTTCTTAAGTCACTTCTTTCACTAACTACAAAAGAATGTCAGATACTATTTGAAATCGTAATTCATATGAGTTCAATCTTCAGAAAATCTGGAGTTAAACACACAATCTCTTACTATTCAGAGGTTCTCCGATTGATTTTTGAGTATATTAGTGGTAGAGGTTTAAGACAAACAAAGACATGGGTGAAAGTTTACAAAAGCGGTCTACCTAAGGTAATTGGACCAAAAATGAGAGACATCATCATCAAAAAGAAGTTGAAAATTCTTAATGAAGATTGGATGTCTGATCTACGACTTGATAGAGATTTTCATCTCTTGAGAGCCGTGATCAGCACCGTTGCTTTCTTTAGAGCCATGTCTCCTAAACATGTTATCAAATTTGATTCTGTTACGATGGCCCACACTGGGACATCAAAGACATTATCAAAAGATATCATAAAAGGGGCTTTAAAGAGTTTAGGTATAACTAAGTTAAAACTTAGTCAACCTAAATTCTTTTGGTCTAATAAAGCTGGAGTGAACGCTCAATTTGCCTTCTTATCTATAGGACTTGACTTTTTAGGAATTTTAGGACATCCAAGCGTTTGGTTTGGACATATTATGTATTCCATTAGAATGGGATACTTACTTTATTTAGTAATTTTCTTACTAATGACTATTTGGTGTTTACCCTTCTTTATGATGTCTTATTTCGTTCATGGGATTTTCCCACTTGGACGATTAAGTATCGTTAAAGAATTAAGGGGTAAAGCCAGAGTCGTAGGTATCACAGACTATTGGACACAAATACTGTTCAAACCACTTCATGATTCGATTTATTCATCGTTAGGTAAAACACCTTTCGATGGTACATCTAATCAATTGGGGCCAATTTATACTTTGTTGTATTCTCAACCGAAACATGTTGTTTCAGTTGATCTTACAGCGGCTACCGACAGATTACCAGTTCTTTTACAAGCTGATATCTTAGATGCCTTAGGACTTCCGGGTGGATGGTGGATGTCGATCCTTGATCGACATTACTATTACCAAGATACTCCTATAAAGTATGCTGTTGGTCAACCTATGGGAGCCTATAGTTCCTTTGCTATGTTAGCTTTGACAAACCATTGTATAATGCATGCCGCTGCCAATTCCTTAGACATGAGTCTAGAACCAGGTGATTACGCCATCCTTGGAGATGATGTAGCCATTAAAGGTGATATTTTAAACATTCCATATGTTCAAATATTAACAGATCTTGGAGTAGAGGTTAACCCTGTAAAAGGGTTTTCAGGTAAACTTTTAGAATTCGCAAAAAGAATTTACACTGTCGGTATGATAGATATATCACCCGTTGGTGCAAAAGCTGTTTTACGATCTTCTAGAGAACCAATCTATTTCATTACTGTTTTATCTGATATAGCCCAAAAAGGCTACTTTAGATTTTTGAAACCGGAATTAACAATGTTCTCCAATTATTTGAAGAATTGTCATTCAAAATCGAATGCAATTCAACAAATAAAATGGTTATTTTTTTCCTAGGACCACAATCTGGG